GATTATCCCATCGATGTCTTTTTTTAAGTCCGAAAGCATTTGGCGGAACTTGGCGTCCCAATGCTCCAGCATTTCTCCCTGAGCCTTGAAATACGGGATTGTCGGAATCGTGGTTTTGTTACGACTCCCTGAGATAGCCTTGATCACATCAGCTCTCTTTGATTCGAACTCTTCTTGTGATTCTGCGGCTATCGATACTCTCACAGCTCAATCTCCCGATAGAAGTTTTGAACTGACTTTGAAACCGGGGGTTGAGCCTTTCCCATCGGTGGCTTCTTTCCGGGAGGAGGGCTGGCTGGCTGTTCGAGTTTGTCGAGTTCTGCCTGGAGTTCTTCCGTGCTCATGTTCTCGTAATCTGGCTCAGGCCCCTCCTCTTCAGAGGGCTTCCCCGGCTCTTCTTGTCCTGGGGGTCCACCTTCTCCTGGAGGTCCACCCGGCATAGGCTGTCCATCTGGTCCCATTGCTGGCTGTCCATCTGGTCCCATTCCTGCGGCCTGTTGCTCTTCTTCCTTCTCCGATTGAATCACGCCAGTGATGTACTGGATGAAACTTGGATCGAGGATCATTTCGCCTGGATTCTTTTTGATCTTCTCAAGATCGATGTCTTCAAGATCATGCTCAGAACGAATTTCGTTGATCGTCTTGAAAGACTTCCCCTGTTGAACTGCGCGATCGAGATCGTCCTTCTCAGAGTTTACGTTGAGACCAACGAATTCGAATTCGTAGTTTGGATCAATTCTGTAGACGATGTAATCGTTGATCAGACCTTGTATGTGCAGAAGGAGCGGTCGTAATCCCTTGTCTTGCGAGAATGAAACGCGCTCTGCCTGATTTCCCTGTCCAAGCCCTGCGGAACCACCTGTCTGTCCAGAACCCTGCTTAGAAATATCGAATCCAATTTCAATCGGATCGATCTGGAAGACGCCGCAAATGGTCTTGATGCAATACTCCATCCACTTGCCGAATTCCATTTCTCGGTTGGTAGAGTGGAGAGAGGTCCAATTGAGCTTTGACTCTTTTCCAAGAGCAAGGATTGGCGTTCTCCAAGAATTATTTACGCCAGTGACTTGTTGATACCACTGGCGTCTGAAGGCTTCGAGTTGATCGGGGGGAACTGAACCCTCGAAAGCCAAGACTCCCTTGATTGTAGAACCTTGAGAGAAAAATTTTCTGTTGTAGGTCTCTGCGTTCATGTGCGACGTGATCGTCGTCACAAGCATTTCAATTTCAGAGAAGCCGTATCCCGAAGCGATGAGATCGGTACGAGGGTTTCTCACCCCAAATGCCATCTCCCATTCATCGAAAACGTGACGGACAACGCCGCCTATGACCTGACAGAACCTTGGATGTTCTGGTTTGAATTGCTTGAATTCCTTTTGAGCATTCCCGAAATCAATGACGTTGATCTCGCGCTCTTTAGTTTCAAAGCGTTCGATAGACTCTTTGAGATCTGGGATCACACGAATCGTTGCGGCATCAACCGCCTGGAATGCGTATGGTTTGCCGTCTTTGCGTGGAATAATTTCAAAGTTGATCTGATCGAACGTGAGAGTGTCGCGTGTGATCTTTCGAAGGAACATCTCGAAGCTGTCACGCCTCTTGAGTTCTGGAGTGTCTTCGAAATTCTCTGGCACTCCGCAATTCTGGATGAACGTGGTTATCTCTTTGATCCGAGTCTTGTCTGCGTCCTTCGGCTCCGCCTCGTTGTCCCGCATCTTGACCTTGAAGCCCATCTTGTACTTGTCTGGCTGGACTCGTGAGAATCCTGCGACTTGGTTCAAGCGGGTCTGAATAACCGCTGCCACAACTGGATCTGCGTAGGTGATCTGTCGGCACTTCGGATAGTCCAGAATCGAATATTTTTCCTTGTACCCATAGGACATCTGTCCATAGGCCCAAGGGTCAACAAGCGATGCCTTCATGTCATACGCGGTTTTTTCTGGGGTGATAATCCCAGCCTTAACGAGTTCTTCACGCAGAGGCAGAATCTCCTCGCGCACAAACTCAATAGATTTTGAAAAAGCATCGCGTACCAGTCCCATTGTTCAACCTCTTAATTCAACTCTGGGAGAGGGTCACCTGCGGTCACCGAGATACGTCCGCCCGTGGATGCGTCGGCAACAAAGCCGCCGTTGTCCGATGCGCGTTCGTTTTCCATCTGCGCCTTCATCATGTTGATGAGTGCTGCGTCTGTTTCGCTCGTTGCCTTGATGATTTGCCCACCCAATTTCAACTCTGTCTTGTTGTAATCGTTTTTCACAGCCGGTGCGGATGGATCTGCATTGTCGAGTTCGCCCTTGGCAAACGCTTCTTTTACTTGCTGGTCCATCGGCTTTTCGAGCTGATTCTTCCATCCATCATTCACATCGCCAAAAGTCGAGGGCTGCTTCATATAGGTCTGTTCGCCCTTGTTGACGTACTCGCCGATGGCCTTGTCATAAGAATCGGCCTGGTACTTGGCAATCTGCATCTGCGTTGGATCACCGTGTTGGTTGATCATCATCGTTGCGTGATCTGCCACTGGGTTTCCGGTCTTCGGACCGAAGTCGAATACCATTCCGCCCTTGCCGACTGATTTGATGAACTGGAAAGATTTCTGAGCAGGATTCACAGCCGGTGGATACTTCGAGGCCCAACGATCTTTAACCTTCACAATTCCTTGAGACTTGTCGGTCTCTTCACAGTCTTCTGCTTTCTTGGCCTTCTTGTTCTTTTCTTTCCACTCTTCGGTGTACTCTTGGAATCTAGTTTTTTCTGCCTTTCTGATGTCACCAACGAGTTCATCCAAAGGCGAAAGTCCTTCACCTTCCCCCTGAACATCAGACTTGTCGACAATCTGCATTGGCTTGCGTCGCTCGGAGACTCCTGGGGAATTCTCGTGCATGTTGGCGATTTTAAGGGCTTTTTTCTTGTTGTCTTTGACTGTTTCGAAGAGCGAGTCGCTCTTCTTTGCGATTCTTTTGAGTTCAGCGGATTGCTCCTTGGCCTCATCCTTGTCATCTTCATGAGAAGGAGATTCTAAAGTCTCTACGAGATCTTTGTGTTCTTTGACGAACTTCTTCTTCGGCATGGAGACCTTCTCACCCATAGCCTTCAGGAATAGAATCCCGTCGTTGTGCATGGAGAGTTCAAACTCTTCTTCGTTGGAGACCATCTCTTCAACTTGCTTGTCGTTGTCCTTGTGCCAATCTTCGCCGTGCGTGTTCTTCAAGCCTTCGCTCGAAGTCTTCTTTACGGCTGGCTTCTTCAAGCCTTCGATCACATCGACCGGCACGTTGAGAATGGTGGTCATTGGAATCCCGACGCTGCCCTTAGAGAGCTGCTCATCGAGACGATCACGACTGGTCGTTCCCATACCCTTGCGGATAAATTGGCCGCCGATCACATCTTCCTCTTTCATCTCGGTGCTTTTATTCACAACAAGACTTGGGGCTTCTCCGACAGTGATTCCAAGACTCTTAAAAATATCCATATTCTCTCCTTTTAGACCTGTGCTTCCGGTGCCTTCACCTTTTCGGCGCGGAACCTGTTAAATGAAATAGACCCGCCGAGTTCCTTCTTCAAGGTGTCCTCGATCTTCTGTTGCGCCGCTCCCGGTGTGTGGGCGACGACTCGTGGGAATTCGTGATCATACTTCTTCCCATTGTGGGTAAAACTAACGGTTACTTTGTGAGGACTTCCACCGGCCACAGATGCTTCTGCTGCCTTCAGCTTCTTCTGATCTTCTGGAGGCATTGCTTCTGCTGCTGGAGCGGAGTCTGCTGGCTTAGAATCTCCGGCTGCTCCGGCTTCCTTCTTGGTCTTCCCAGAGATGGCGTCCTCGATATGCTGCTCAAGCTCCTTCGGCATCGGGCCGTCGAAGAGTTTGCCCAGAATCTTTTTAACGTGACCCATCGTTTCTTGGACCGCTCCGGTTGTGGTTGCGACCTTAAAGTCGTCTGCTTCGGTCTTCTTTTTTAGAATCTCTTTGATCTTCTCGATCTGACCGGCGTGGGATTCCAGCGTGTCGTGTGCGATCTTCTGACGCTTAGGGTCGTCAGAGCTGAGGTAATCCTTCACGGTCCTCTTCTCAATACCCGCCATTGGCGTCCATTTGCCTTCTGCGATCTTTTTATAGCGTTGTCCATCTCGGTAGGTGTGAACGGTCCCGATCGGCACTCCGCCCTTCA